CCCCCCGAGGGGTCTTGCTCTCTTTCGTTGTGTTCGGTTCGGTGGTTTGCTCGCCCCCCGCATTTCGAGTAAGTATCTCTGGCTGCCGGATGTTTGACATGTGGACGGTCACCATTCTCATTTGTGACGTTTGGACGCTGCACAGTCGCACGGAGGCAGACTGCTCTACCCTCGTCCCCGAGTGTTACACCTACCATCTGCAACTGATGATGAGGCCATGCGTCTCTAGATTGTGTTGGCATGTTAGTCCTTGCGGAACCCCTGAAGGATTGCTATGCCGATACTTAACAGAAGGATGTACCAGGCGACGACAATCATCCGATAGTTCCTAGTCGTTTAACGGGGGCTTTGAACATCTCACAACCTGATGGTAGAAGCTGCGGGAACTCTGGAAGGTCTGTCAATGGGTAGAGACGGTAGTCCTTGATGGTGAAACAGTCGGGGAATATCTCGTCGTTGTACTCAATGACTTCTCTGCCTGTAATCCAGCCCTCGATGAGGACGCGGTTCTCTCGGACTTTGCAGAAGATGAAGTTGTGATCGGGGTTGTCGCGCCTGCGGACTTTAATTGTGGTGTCGGGGTTTTCTGTTGATCTGACTTGATAGTTCAGTACGTCAAACCCGCTTGATTCCTTTTGCCATTGCCATTCCACGCCGAGAAGTTTGGCTACTGCGAACTCTCCCAATGCTCCGAAGATGTTTGTCTGGAACCAGTTTTGTTCGTGGTATTTGCGGGTTGGTTGGTTGGGTCGTTGTTTGTTGGCTGTGGCGTCGAGGTTGCGTTCAACTCCTCCGAAGCAGGCGGTGCGCATTTCTTCGTGGTTGAGGATTACACGGACGGGTTGTCTCATTGAATCTTTGCCTGCCTGCCAAGTCGAGCTGCTATTGCGTCTAGGTCTCGTGGTCGCCAGAGGTGATATTCGATTCCTGCGTTGATGAGGCACCGCGCATACTTTTCTTGCTCGGCGCTGAGTTTTCCGTCAGCTGCTTTCAATTCGCAGAAGATGACTCCTCGAGATGGCACAGAGGTTGAGACGAGGACGAGGTCGGGGAATCCGTTGCCGTCTGACCGCCAGACGCCAGGGCGAGGCGATGAGGGCGATGCGTGGAAGACCAGCCATTGTTGCATTCGCGCCAGTTTGATTACTTGGTCTTGGAATATCTTTTCTGAGACGGTCATCGGGACTCTTTTCCCAACATGAACCCGAGCGCAAATACTGATCCGACCATGATGCAAAAGGTGATGAAGTCAATCATTGGGCAAGCCTTTCAAGGCGGGCAAGTTCTGCCTCAAGATGTTTACATTTGTCTTTCATGATGAGTAACTCGGTGTGCATATTGCCCCAACCGTTGTTGCAGTTTGCTATCTGTTGGTCTTTAAGCAATAGTAGTCGTCGAAGCCTTGCGGGGTTCCATCCGCGCCAGTATGACTTGACGATGTTCATCAAAACGCCTCCTCTGGTTCTTGTTCCGGCGCAGGAGGGTTGCTCTTGATTGTGTCGATGTACTGCGACGCTTCCCGCTTTGTCCAGCCCTGTATTCCGCTCGGAACTGTGCGCCCGATGGATTTGCATACGGCGCGGATCATGTTCAACTGCTTTTCAGAGGCAAGGTTTGACGGTTCGGTGATGTGAGTGTCTCCCGACATTCTGGATACTTTCTGCATCTCTTCGCGAGACGGGCGTTTTGTCCAGTCGGTGCTTGAAGCAAAATCGCAGTCAGCGAGGGCGCGTCCGATTGCGGAAGTAGCTGCGTTCTCGATATGGCTTGTCTTATTGACATTGTTCGACCCGCGTATTTCTTCTGCAAAGTCGGTTGCAACTGGACGGTCATCTTCCCTGTCGACATAGATGTCGGCTTGCACAATGACTCGGTCGCCTTCAAATGTTAGAAGTTTTGTGATGACTCGTCCTTCGGGATGTTTCTCCCAGAAACGCGCAAGGCGACTGGCAACGGGCTCGTAATCCTCAATACTCATTTCTGGTCAACAATCCACTCAATGACTGCTTTGAGTTCGTCGTTGTTGTTGCTCATGCTTGGATGCCTTAGGCGTTCTGCCGACTTGCGCATCGTCATGATTAGTGCGACGGCTTGGCTAATGACGGCTGCTTCGTCGAAGCGCATTTCGCCGTCCAGTTTGTGAATGTGATTCATCAATTTGGCAATGATTTCGTCGGTGGTTAATTCCATGATGTTTCCCTCATCTGTTTCTATTTGCTTTTGTGGACTGTAGTGCATCCACGCTTCCATCTTGCGACAAGCGTGTGTCGTGATTGACAAATAAATGCCTGTAAGGATTTCTGCCCTTTGACGCATCCCCATCCCCAAGGCCCGACTCGCCAAACTTTGGTGCCGTCTGGGTTGATGTGGCTTTTGAATGCAATGGCGTCTGCGACTTTGACTTGTTGCGCGGGGGTTTTGCCTTTGGCGCTTGAGGAGTCTGACCAGCGTTGCCAGGTGCCTCGGTAGATGCCAAGTCCTCCGGTATAGGAGCGGGTTGAGTGATTCCAGTTGGATGTCTCACAACGCATCAAGGCGTCGTAATATGCGTCTGGAAGTACGCCGTGATACTTCTGGAAAGGGTCGTGCGGTGCAGTTGCACTCGCGGGCGACGGGACGGATAATGCGGTGATGAGGGCTAATGCCATAATTCTCTTAATCAACCTTTTCAACTTCTGTTGGCGGAGACCAAGTCAGCCAGGGAGCGCGCCGAGTGGCGACTGTGACTCTGAGATGTTCTCCTGTTTCCAGATCCGTGAAGATTTGGACGAGGGTTAGTTTGTCTCTTGACAATAACGGAAGATAGCCCCAGGTGGGGAGCATTACTTCCTCCAGAAGCGGTTGACGACTTTGAAATAAGCCCAGGAGGCGAGCCATCCTGTTGTGAATGTGACGAGGTATTGCTCGTATGTCATTGCGTTTCCCTTCGCTAGACGTGTCTTGATGTTGTAACACAAGTCAGGGTCATAGTGGCGGATTCGACCCCAGAGGCAAGGAGGGAAACACGCTGACCTCTGGAGTCTGGCTCGAGGAGAATGACATCCTCGGGCGTTCTATGGCTTCGGAACGCTTCTCCAAATAGCCTCGTATTCGTCGCCTGACATATCGGCATACTTGGGCGTAAGTTCGCAATGGATCCAGGAGGCTTTTTGAGAACCACCGTTATCGTTTGCCGACCAATCCTTCCAGCCCCTGCCAATACGCCATCCACGACCCCATGTCTCGCAACCTTTTTTGGTGAGTCCTGAGTAATCATGAACTTCTTCTAACCCGAGAGCAGCTGCGTGTTCAACAAACCACAGAATTGCTTCTTTGCCTGATGTTTTATCTGTTCCGAAAGAGGTGTCGAGTGCCCTTGCGGTTCCGTGCACAGAAGGAACGCCAGGCTTCCCCACGATGTCACGAACGACCCAAGTCCCAAGATTTTTGAAGCCCCATCTTTTATTGCAAAGAACAACAAAACGTTCTGTCCCTGGGCGTTTTGCTTTTGCTACGCCGTCAGAAGTTCCGGTGTAACTACTCATCTGTTTTTTTCTTTTCTTCGGGATGTCCTTTAAGGCCGTTTGCAGCTAGCAATCCGCCAAGCGCCCCACCAAGAGTCAAAGTCAATGGGCTAAGGATTTTCCATGCTTCGGTGTCGTTTGGAGATACCTCAAGAGGCTGTGTCACGAATAGCAAGCCGTAAAGAAGAACAAAGATTGTTCCTGCAAAACTGAGTGAGAGTGTGATGCCTACCATCAAGATGAGTCGGGCTTTGATTTGGTCGCCTGTAAGTCTTGGTCGCATTTTCATCCGCATCTTCCCGTGCCTGGCGTTGTCATTGAGGCAGTTGCTGTTGCTGCTTTATTTTTTGTCCTTAGGCAGTTGACGCGTTCACGGTCTGCACAAGCGGTTAAAGATGTTAAAAACACCAATAGAATTAGGCTATTTTTCATGCTTGGCGGTATCCATAGACGGTGATAGTGCCTTGCATTGTGCCGGAACTTGTAAAGACGGTAAGTCCGTCTGCTTGGTAATTTTGATAATGCATAAGCCCACCAGTTGAGCCAGCCCATGCTGTGTGTGCCGGGGCATCACCCGATGCTGTCAGCGTTGCCATAGTTGAGTTGTTCTTTTGTGGCCCAGCGACTTCAATGGTTGCCATGGATGGGATTGTGGTGTTCGTATATACCAACGTCCATGAGGTATCTGACGATGCAGCGTTGACGGACTGTGTACCACTAGCAAGCATGTTGTTTGTTGACCAGTAATAGTTTGCTGAGATGTTGTCACCACCACCTGAACGCCACCTGAGAGCCACAACGCTGTTGGCTGACACGCTGTCAATTTGCACAAGAACGCGATAGTTCGTGTAGGTAGTTGTGAAACAAGAGTTTATCGATTTAGTCCCTGCACCAGAAAAGGTAGCCGATGTTATGTAGGTCAGTCCGCTGTTAGCCATATTGTTGGCATCGGTCGCTGTGAGGACTTGCCCACTGACGAAAGTAGATGAAACGGTCATAATTAGTATCCTAGTTTGTTGTAGTTGAGCCTGCCCTGAACTGCGTTGTCAAGAATCAGGTAAGAGTTGAGGTCTGCGCCAGACAGATAGAACGTGTAGCGCGACGAAGATGGTGAAGCCGTCAATGATGCGCCTTCAATGATGGCGTAATAGGTGGTGCCACGAAAAGTCACCGTAATTGCGTAGCCGATGCAATCCCAAAAGCCCGTGCCAATTGCGTCCAGTTTCATTGAGTTTTGTGCTTCGGCAATGCAGGAAACGGAAGCCAAAGCAAAAGAGGTGCTGCCGTATTGAGTCAGAAGATAATTGGCAAAGTCGAGTGCCTGGGCAGTTCCGCTGTTGAAAGTACTTAGGTTGAGGTTTCGGTACGGCGCTGATCCGGTTGAAGAAACTTGAGCTGTATAACTTTCGGGCGAGACCGTTATCTGTGTGAAGTAGTTCTGACCAAGACTTTGGAAGTCAATAGCGTCATAGACCTGATTGGTTGCATTGTTGGTTGTGTCGGAAAAGTTGATTGTTGAGTTGAAACTTGAATATTTGGAGAGTGCCACAACGGAATTGCTTCCCTGGCGGATGCGTCCATTGAGTGTGGTTGTGAATTTATTGAACCAGTCCGCCCATGAGTTTGTGACGGTTGTGGCTGAGAGTGTTGGGTTGTCGTAGGTGGCGTAGTTACTTGTGACGGTCAGACCAGTTTGAGTTGCAGCTGCTGCAAGTTGTGCTGAGGCTGTGCCTGCGCCCATCGCATATCCGTTGCCTCGAGCGCGTCCCCATTGGGCGAGTGCGCCTTCTGCGCGAATTGTAAGGCGGTCAGAGTTGCCGACGTGGGTTCCTGAGTTGTAGACGATGCCATATTTGACTGAGGTATCTGTAATGCGTCCGTACCAGATGACTTTGCTTGTTGTCGTGTTGGTGATTTTGATGAATGTTCCGGTGACCATTGCTGTA